GTTTAATGAATGAAGATATATTTAGCAAAGACCATACTGCATTTTATATTTGGTATGCTAATGGGAAAGCAGTAGAAACATTTTTATCATTTTCAGAATTAAATCTTGAAGTAAGAGCAGTATTGTGTTGGTATAAAATAAAAAGTGGATTAGGTGCTTTTATGAGCCAATATATTCCTAATTATGAACCTTGTATTTATGCTTATAAAAAAGGGAAAAGCCCTCAATGGTTTGGGGCAAGTGATGAAAAGACTGTATGGGAATTGAAAAAGGAAAGTAAAAATGATTATCATCCAACGCAAAAACCCGTTCAATTGCCAGAAAGAGCCATAAAAAATAGTAGTAAATTATCTGATATTATTTATGATTGTTTTCTTGGAAGCGGATCTACAATGGTAGCATCACACCAACTTAAACGCAAATGTTACGGAATGGAATTAGACCCTAAGTATTGCCAAGTAATAATTGACCGAATGAAAAAGTTAGACCCGACACTTACAATTAAAAGAAACGGACAAATATATGAAAGCATATAGAAATACACTTAACCAATTACCAGAAGATTTTGTTCCCGTACTTGCCTTTGAGGTCGGCAATGATGTGGCTTATGTTGCCTACTATGATGATGGCTTATGGTTTGAAGCACACACGTCCGAACCATTAAAAGAAGTCACCTACTGGATGCCTATCCCACTTTTGCCATACCAATGAAAATCCTTGTTTTAATCGATTCGCTTGGGGCAGTTGAATACCATCGTTTGGCTATGCCTTTTGCATATATCAAAGAGCATTTGGAAGTTGATTTTGCCATCCACGAAAAGGAAATAAATCAGGTAGATTTCACCAATTACGACACGGTGGTAATTTCACGCTACCTTACCAATATGGATTTGGTATATAAAATCAAATCATTAGGCATTCGATTAATTGTAGATGTCGATGATTATTGGAATGTGCCAAAATATAACCCAGCATATAAGATATACAACGAGAAAGCCAAAAAATATGTATTAGAGTGTTTAAAATTGGCAGATATGGTATGGGTTACCACACCGCAATTAAAAGCAACTGTGATCCCTATAAATCCAAATGTGCATATTTTGCCCAACTATATCGATAGAAATGAACCACAATGGAATGCAACTGATGAACACCCCTTGACCATTGGTTATGTCGGTGGATTTACGCACCTCGAAGATTTGAAATTACTCAGCGGTCAAATGGAAGAGATTTGCAAAAGAAACAATGCACGATTTTTGATGTGTGGCTATAAGCATTTAGACCCTTTGTATTTGGAAATGGAATACCAAATTACTGGTAGCAGAAATCATCGACCCGATTGGTTTTATGTATCTGAAATGACAACGATTTTAAAGTATGGTATTTATTACTCGATGATGGATGTTGCCATTGCCCCACTTACCAAGACACATTTTAATAAACACAAATCAGAATTAAAGATAGTCGAAGCGTCTACCTATAAGTTACCTATCGTATGTAGTGAAGTTGAACCCTACACCAATCACATAGATAATAAAGGGGTGCTTTTTGCAAAGGACAACGATTGGGGAGTCATCGATGAGGCGATAAAAAGACGAAAGGAATTAGGAGAATTAAACTATCTTTATTGCAAAGAACATCATAACATTGATACCATTAACACCAAAAGAATAGAATTACTCAATGAAACGCCACGTTAAAATATACATGGACTTTTTTGGCTACGATGAGAACTCGTTTATTGAGTGCGAGAAATGTCATGCCCGTGCCGTTGACATCCACCACATAAATGCTCGTGGTTTAGGTGGGAATCCCAAAGGAGACAAAGACACGATACAAAACCTACAAGCACTTTGTAGACGATGCCATGAAACGGTAGGCGATAGAAAGGAGTGGAAGACATGGCTTCAAACTGTACACAACCAAAAGATTGAATTAAGATTAGAACAATTAAAAAAAGATGGCATACACAATTAGTTTAACTGAAGGTTGTAACCTTTTAAAGCAAAAATTTGCAAACGAAAAAGAATTTGTCGAGAATTTATTACCAAAATTAGAAGCGATAGTTAAAGAATCATATGGCTTGGATGTAGATACAATTGAACTTGAAAAGCAATTTGATTTATTAGATATAGGATTTTACAAAATCAAAGCCGATATTTATATCACAACTAAACAAGGTAGAGATATATTGATTGAATGTAAAAATCCAAGACATTTCAAAACGGAAACATTTAACGCATTTTCACAATTGATGTCATATCAATATCTATTGTCAAAAACACCATTTAATCCAATATTGATTTTGGCTACATCGGTATTTGAATTATATTATTTTGATTTTATCAAACAGTTCAATTTGTCTTTTGACATTATAATTAACAACAAGGAAAAAACTGCTTTTTGGATAAACGAATTTGCCAATGTACAACAAAGATAAATTATATGAAATGGCTATAGATGCTATTGAAAAAAATAGGTTGATATTTATAGATGATATAGTTGCATATCTACCTTGTTCACGTTCAACGTTTTACGAGTATTTCCCGAGCAAATCGGACACCTATGAAAAGATGTTTGAATTGTTGAATAAGAATAGAACCGAGTTAAAAGTATCAATGCGTTCCAAATGGTTTAGGTCCGAAAACGCAACCTTGCAACTGGCGTTGATGAAGTTGCTTTCCAATGATGAAGAATTAAGAAAGTTATCAATGCAACACCAGGTGAATGAAGAAGCAGAAAAACCCATATTTAACGGGATTGATTTAGATTTAGAAAAATGAGTTCACACAAATTAGTGAAAGAATATTTAGAAAAGTATCCTGATTACCCTAAAAGGACATTGGCTAAATTGATTTTATCTGAAAATACATACTTTGAAAACATAGAGAACGTCAGAAATATAATTAGAACACTTACTGGTTCAAGAGGGAAAAAAGATATAAAATATGCTATGATGCACAAAAAATCTACCATACAAGAAGGACTTGAAAAATTAAAAGTTGTTTCGTACAACAAGGAAATGGAAAATGTCCATTTAGGTAAAGGGCGTTATCTCGTTTTATCCGATGTACACATCCCGTACCACGAAGAAAATGCACTCACAACCGCCCTTGAATGGGGCTTGAATAACGATGTGGATGCCATTATTTTAAATGGAGATATTATCGATTGTTACCCAATTTCAAGTTTTGTTAAAGACCCCATGATGCCAACTTTAAAAGAAGAAATCGAAATGACAAAAGCATTTTTTTCTTACTTAAGGGAATTGTTTCCTATAATCCCAATTATATATAAGTTAGGTAATCACGAAGAAAGAGTTAGAACTTACCTATTGCGTAACGCAAAAGAATTTAGCGATGTAGACAATTTAAAATTTGAAAATTTGCTATCTTTGGATACTTTTAAAATTCAATTGGTAGGACGTGAAATTATCAAGTTAGGTAAGTTAAATGTGTTGCACGGTCACGAAATGGGCGAATCGGTTTTTAGTCCAGTAAACCCAGCAAGAGGAATGTTTTTGAAAGCGAAGTCAAGCACACTATTTGGACACAACCACCAAGTTTCACACCATTCCGAAAACAACATCAATGGCGAAAGCACGGGTGTATGGTCAATGGGTTGCCTTTGTACCTTATCCCCCGATTACCGACCTTTTGCATATACTAAATGGTCACATGGGTTTGCTTGTGTAGATGTGAATGAAGATTTGACGTTTAGAGTAAATAATATGAAGATATTAAAAGGACAAATAATATGAGTAATACAAGCCCCAGCCATTACAAAGGTGAAATTGAATGCATTGAAGCAATTAAGGCGTCAATGACAAAAGAACAATATTTGGGATATTTAAAGGGGAATATCCAAAAGTATATCTGGCGTTATGACAAGAAGAATGGAATTGAAGATTTGAAAAAAGCCCAAGTATATTTGGGATGGCTCATAAAAGAGTTGGAATGATTCGTGATTTGCAATGGTTTAAAAATAGAATAGGTAAAAAGATTTACCGCCACAACAACAAATGCGGTTGTCATATGTGCCTATCTATCTTTACTCATGGCATTTACATTTCAGATGACATTCACGCCCAATACCTTTATGACTGCCAAAATGAAATGAAATTAATTTATAGTGATGCTGAAAAAAACGACTGCCCAGACGAAAATTGCGAAACTTAAAAAAAGGGTTAGAATAGTTCGTGGAGGTACATCTTCATCCAAGACGTTTAGTATTATTCCGATGCTCATTACCTATGCCGTGCAAAATAAAGGCGTGGAGATAAGCATTGTATCCGAGAGCATTCCACATTTAAGAAGGGGTGCAATTCGTGATTTCATTAAAATTATGCAAATGGTAGGGATGTACCGAGATGAGCAATTTAACAAGTCATCGTTGACATACAATTTTACCAACGGAAGTTTTATTGAGTTTTTTAGTGCAGACCAACCCGACAAATTAAGAGGTGCAAGGCGTGATGTTTTATTTGTTAATGAGTGTAATAACATCGATTGGGAAAGTTACTACCAAATGGCAATTCGTACTCGTAGATTCATTTATTTGGATTACAATCCCGTTGCTGAATTTTGGGTGGATACCGAGTTGGTAAATGACCCTGATTCTGACATGGTGGTGCTTACTTATAAAGACAACGAGGCACTCGATGAAAGCATTGTTAAAGAAATAGAAAAAGCCAAAGAAAAAGCGGAAACAAGCGAATATTGGCGTAATTGGTGGCGTGTATATGGTTTGGGTGAAATAGGTTCATTAGAAGGGCTTGTATTTAGTAATTGGAAAACAATCGATACCATTCCAAGCGAAGCACGATTACTTGGCTATGGCTTGGATTTTGGATATTCAGTTGACCCCACCGCAATAGTAGCCGTGTATCAATACAACGATCAAATTATCTTGGATGAGATATGTTACCGAAATGGAATGCTCAATTCCGACATTGCTAAAATATTACCAGATGAAGTTATCATTTATGCTGATTCTGCCGAACCGAAATCAATAGATGATATAAGAAGATACGGGAAGCGAATTAAAGGCGTTACAAAGGGCAAGGATAGTATTAATTACGGAATTGGTATCATGCAAGGATTTGAGTTTTTAGTCACCAATAAAAGCACCAATTTAATCAAGGAATTGCGTGGTTACATTTGGGATAAGGATAAGCGTGGTAACTTAACGGGTGTGCCGAGTGGCAATGACCACATTATCGATGCCACACGTTATTTCATGATGGAACATTTTGGAATTAAAAAGAATTTTGGAATTTATGATGTGAGGTAATATATTTGTGTATCGTTGGGATATTTCTTTTATTGTCTAAAATTGCCTCGTTTAACAACGGGGCTTTTTTTATGGTTAAAACAAACTAAAATCCAAGCGTTATTTGTGTATGGAAATTACAATACCAACTAAATTAAGCGAAGTACCACTTTATCAGATGGTGGAATACAATTCGCTCGGTGAAATGGAATCAATGCAAAAGACAATTAAAGCATTGTCTATTTTTTTAAATGTGAGTGAAAAAGAGTTGTCCAAGTTTCCAATGAAGGTAACCAACAAAGCAATATTTCACATCCAAAACATCTTATCCGAAACACCTACATTTCACAAGAAATTCACCCATAAAAATGTCAACTATGGGTTTGAACCTAACTTGGATGAAATTCCATTAGGTGCTTTTGTAGATGTTGAAAACTACCAAAAGACCCCAGCAGATACATGGCGTTTATTATCTGTATTATATCGACCCATTACCGAAGAAGGACAAGGGCATAGATATTTAATTGAACCATACAAGGGCAAAGTAAACGAAAATTTCAAAGATTTGCCTTGCGATGTAGCATATGGTGCCACGCTTTTTTTTTGCAATTTAGGAATCGACTTGTTGAATTGTACCCTGAAATCTTTAAAGGAGGACAAGGCACTCCAGACGAACAAGGATTTAACAAAAAATGGGGGTGGATGGCTTTTGTCCATCTCTTATGTGGAGGAGACGTTACAAAGTTTGACGAAGTTAGTAAATTACCCATTCACACCGCTTTCGTTTGGGGTGCTTACAAATCGGACATGGCAGAAATGG